ATCTGGGCCAGTTGTCCACCTACTGCGTAACAGTAATCCTTTACGCCACAAGTGCCACATGACATGCCAATATTTGGCAAAAAAATTTCTGCCTGTAAGCCACGCTCAAATTGGGCAAACAGTTCTGTAAAAACGGGTATGGTCCAACGATCCAACCCTATGGCTTCTTCAAACTCTGCCTTGCGAGCTGAGTAAAAGTAGCCACGAGTCGGACGGATACCAAAAGTCATTTCCATCATACAAGCATAGACACCCAATTGCATTGCTGAGTCAGGTGTGTAATTGCCTGTCTTAAAATCAATTACTGCTATCTCACCATTGGGCAAGGTAACAATTGCATCGGCAAAACCTTTGATAGGAACATCACCAAAGGATTGGTTGAAGCCAAGTTCAATTCCTGGTATGCCTTGAGGCGTTACCCAAATCTCAAACTGACTTTCACTCCAAGCGTTGATGAAGTTAAAGAACATTTGCTTGCCGTTAACATCCCACCAAGCGCCATCTTCCTTATCAGGATTGGCTTTGGAAGCACGTCCACCACGACGCCAATCTTGTGGATTGGTACCGGTCTTCTCTTCTTGTTCAGCAATCTGCGCAGTAAACGCTTCTTGCCAAATCGTATCCCAAGTCATTCTATCTCTTTTCCAACTACTATTTCTAAGGCTTTCTTTAGCCCTACAATTGTAGCAGGATTAGTTTCTGTTTTAATTTCTTTCTGAATCAAATCGCCAAGTGCCTTACGCATAAGGACTTCAGCTTCAACAAAGGCCTGCTCAAAGGCAGCCTTGGTAATGATCTGTGCGCGTTTTTTTCCCATGTTATTCCTTGTCCAATTCTGTAACTACCTTAGCAATACTACCGCATTCAACACAGGTAGCATCTGTCATATACATGCCAATCTCATAATCCTCATCAAACTTACACTTAACGTTCCACCATTCAGAACCGCAATGGCAGACACGGATAGGTCCAAGTGAGCGTAGATCAGTGGCAAACATTAGAACGGTATGTCAACCGTGGTTGACTTGTCTTGTGCTTTATCAAACTGTTGTAGCAGATACTTTTCTGCCGCTGCGTGAAACGCAGATCCACCAACAAACCACCAAGCTGGTTCTGAAGGTGCTTGTAAACCACGTTCTAGTTGCCATGCTTTACCGCAACGTAGCCATGATGTAAATGAACTAAACGATCTATGTTGTATTGTTATTTCAGCCATGCGATAAGGGTAGCAGATAGGCATGAGAGGCGTGTCAAGTTGAGCCATTGGCGCGTCAAGTTGCGCCTATGGTTTGGAGTATGTGTACAATACGAGCGAAGCGAGTGCGACAGGGTAGAAGGCGGCAAGGCTGATAGCCTTCCAACGGGTAAAATGGCAAAAAAAATAACCCCCACCGAAGTGGGGGCTACGTTTGCTATTAAGTTTTACTTAGTTGTAACTGGCGCCGAAGGTACGATCTTATGATCTACCGGTGGCAGTGTCTTATTAAACAAAGAATATGGATTGATGCGTGCTACGACTGGTCCAAGCACACCAACAAGAGCAGCCCAAGCAACATGCTTGAGATTGTGATTGCCAGTCTGGTAAATAGCTACACCAGCAGCAATAGTTGCGTATAGATAATGCTCAACAAGAGCCTTTTCACGTGATGATATTTTCATTTATTCTTCCTCTACATTGTCAACATATGGAGTATTCATGTGTGAAGCCTCTGGATCTTCTAACGGAGAACCATAAGGCTTGGGAGCTGCGGAGCCTGCTAAGGCTGCCGTTGCTACCATACCCAAATGTACAGGATCAAGGGAGAAATTGCTTGCTTTCCAAACCATCAAACCGGCAACGCTGCCAAGCACGGCAGTCTTAGGATTTGTATGGTCAATCTTAAATGGCATTATGAACCAGCCTTTGCCACCATGGAACTGTAAGTAAAGGCATCAATACCCTTACCCTTTACCTTAGCAAGACCTGGATACCTAGCCTGATAGACAGGCACAAGGGCTAGATCCTCTGCGGTTAATGTACCTAAAATTTGATTCTGAGGTAGCAATCCTGCGTTGGCTAAGGCTCTCTCTACAATCAGGGCTGCTTGGCTCTTAAAACCCACTTTAAAGGCTGCTGTGCCAGGAAATGGCGGGGCTACGATGACCGTTGGAGCCTTGACGCTAGGCGTAGATGAGTTGAGATTATTGTTCAAAGCCATCCCACCACCACCAAGGGCAGTTGCGCCTGCAACTCCCGTTGCTAGGACCTTGTTCTTGGTAGGCACTGAAGGCTTAACAGGTGTTGGATAGTTTGGTCTAGCAATAGCCATGACGTTCAGCCAAGGGCGATGCCGGCGAAAGACGCCTATGCCGTTAGCTTGTGAGCCAGTGGCATGGTCAGGGCTGGTGTTAGCCTCAATGACTGTTAGCCCTGCTGTTGAGCAATTCTCCAGAATACCAACATGCTCGGCTACACCTTTGCCAGAAAAATCATAGAAGACAATATCACCTGGACGACCTGTTCCTTTAGGAACTATCTGGCTATGCTTTTGAAACCAACTCAAACCTACTGGGCAGTAACTAAATCCTTTGGGTGTTTCAGCGGCAACAAGTGCCGTCAACTGGGCTTGACTAAATACCCAACTAACAAACATGGCGCAGTAACTTTGATTAGGCATTCCATACCAAGTGCCATATGGATTTTCGTTATTAGGTCCTTCAATAAAGCCGATCTGTTTCTGAGCAATGTTGACTATATCTAAGCCACTGCTCATTGCCAGATCAACCTCTCAGCCAAATCTCCTGGGGTACACAAATAATCATGTTCAGCAATAACTAGCCCACCCTTGCGGTAGCACTCAGCTACCAACTCAGAGCAGATGTAGCCAGCACTTTGAGCAAGGCGATTGATAAATCCTTTGGTTAATACTTTAAGCCCAAGACTTCTTAGTGCTATATCAGCAATGGTAAAAAAATCATATGGCTTACCGACTGCCTCAAGGGCAGCATTAACAATCTGCATCCGTTGGTTGTCATCTAATTCCTCATGCTTGTTCCAAGCAATACAGCAATACTCAGATGCTTTCTTTTTCTTTATCCCACGCGGATCAGCAGAGACAATGTCTCCGTTGCCGACATAGAGAACAGCATGGTTCCAACGAGAAAAAGTACCAAAACGAATAAGCCAACCAAAGAAACCATTGGTTTTAACCACTCCGTAATCACCAAATCTAGGTTCATAATTCATCATTTCTCCTCTGGAAAACTATCCCTTGGGTTAAGCCATCGCAAGGCTACAGGAATAATAGCCGCAACAGTTGCTTGAAAAAATAATTTTAATTCCGTAAAATCTTTAAGGTGAATACCAATTTCAACAGCAAGGAATGACTCAAACCAAGTCCTGCTAATGGCTCGTATTTTTACCCAAGCCCATTTGTGCATTACAGTTCAGCCTTTGCCTTCATTACTTCTACATCAATTTTAATGACTTGTTGATTTTCAATCAATTGGTCTACCTTGTTGATAAGGCCAGTCTTGCCATCGTTGTATAGTGCATACTCAATTTTGGCTAACTTATCTTTTAAATCGTCAGTATGCTTGGCAATGGTGTGCTTAGCAATAACGCTAATACCAGCAAGCAATGCTGCGATTACGAAGAAGTATGAGTAAACAATTGTAGCTGTATCTACATTAGCCATTGCGGTATGCCCTATCTTTTATACGGTACGGAACTGAACGTTAATTAACCCACCAAAACCTGTGAAGCGTCGCTCAGGTGGAGTCATACGAAGAAATGTAATAGATTCAATAACACCACGGACTGTTTCTCCATTGGTAAAATCTTGAAGAACAATAACATCTCCGCCTGATTCAATTGTTTCAAGCGCATTTAAACGTTCAGCAGCACGACCTTCATAGCCAGTAGTCATGTTGTATCTATCGCCTTCAAAGTCAAAATTAAGCAAAGGCAAAGTAATAATGCGTTGACGCTTAACAGCTGGAAGGGCTTTAAGTTGATAGCCGTTAAAAGAATCTTCTGAACCTACTGTTTGCCCACTTGAAGGATAAAGGGTAAAGCGCAGGGCAATAGATTCTTTCGGATAAAGGTCGTAGTTATCTAGACCCACAATATCTTGTGTAAAGTCAAAGTTATTATCTACAGTAATAAGATCAGTTACTGATTGATTTGAGTCAACAAAAGACAGTTTAAGTGTGCCAAAGATTGGTTGTGTCACACGTAATTTAGCCAACTCAAAGTGCTTATCTTCAAGGGTAAAGTACCGGATCTGTCCAGTCTGTAGGTAACCTGAGGTAACCAATGTGTTGGACTGAAAATAAATACCATTGCTGGCTACGCCAATAGCCAATTTACCAGTCTTGCCAATGGTGACTACTTGAGAAGCCTCAGCTGTTGTAGGCACACGCAAGTGTGTGGCATACGCCACTTGGTTTGGTGACAATTGACGGCTCAAATCAAGTTTGACTAAGCCAGAAGAAAAGGTGCCATCGCCATTGTCAATGTAGTTTGTGACTGTGCAATAAGCAAATCTGTCTTGGAAGGTAATTGATTTAACAGGTAAGCCATTAAGTTGAGTACCTTGGGCTGGATCATAGCCATTGGTGATAACAGAGATTGGACCATAGGTAATATAACCATTTGAGTAAAATCCTGATGTATCAATTTCACCTACGCGTACACCTTTATTGGTACCAAAGACCATGTACTTACCAACATAGGATCCAATGGCATAAACAATTTCACCCTTTGGCATATCCGCTGCTGTCAAAGCACGGGTAAGAAGTGGCACGGCGCCTGATGTATCAAGGACTAGGCGGAAAATGCTAGATGAATCTCCAACATATCCTGAAACATAAATGTTGTTTGGTCCTTCACAAATACCAGTCCATACCCAGTTTGTATCAGGATGGGCATAGATAGGAAGATTGTTGTTGCTTGCAAGAGTAACTGTTCCGCTTGCGCTAGCTTGGCTAACTGCGGCGTTGTTTAAGAAAAATACAACCGATGTGCTGTTAGGCACATTTGTTACTGACCATGTGCCGTTGTAAGGAGAACCAACAGAGGCTACAGTAATTAAAGAACCAACTGCAAAATTGTGAGAAGATGAAGTAGTAAGGGTGGCGTTGTATGAGCCATCTACTTTGCTGGTTGTTACTGTATATGATGTAATTGGTTGTACTTCAAATAAGTAGTTGTTAATACCAGCAATAAGGCGTTGTTTAACCCAACCTAATTTAACAACAGTAACTGTTCCGACCATAGATGGGTGGGTAAAGATTGATGTGCCGCTAGTAGCGCCAGTAAGTGGGCCGCGATAGATGCCTGTGGCATTAGCTGCATAGTAGTTAAGACCATCTTGGGCTACGGATAGGATCGTACCTGAACCGCCCCATGTCAAAGTTGTAGTTGTACCAGCAGCTGTTGTGCGATAAAGGGTAGATCCATCTGACCAAATAACTAGATCAACACCATTAACATCGGTACCACCAACCATAATTGGTGTAGCACTTGGAGTAGTAGATAGTTTTGTAACATCTGGCAATAGTGTTACCTTGCCAATATTAAATACATCTACCCCGGCTGATTTGGTAAAGCGTAGCCCAACAGTGTCGCCTTCAATTGGCTCTTCATAGCGGATACCAGCTCCGTAATGAAATGAAGATTGGCTACGAAGCCACCAACCTGTGAGTGTCTGCTCACCTGGTTCTTTCTGTTGGTCAATCTGTTGCTTGCGATACTGCGCAGTCTCACGCTTGTATGGGTATTCTTTTGATACGCCAAGGAAGAATGGCAGGCCAGCAATAGCACAGTCGTATTGGTTGCTAGTGTTGTAAAAGGTGGATCCAGATGTTGATGGTTGACCGACTGGGATGTCGGGTTTATCAATGATACTTGTCACCCATTACTCCTTATTCTAAAAGGTTCACCAACGTTCTTGTACGTCCGTGAGCCAACTGTGTATATACCTGCGTGGTTGCGACACTTGAGTGGCGCATAAGTTCTTTAACAGCAATCAAATCGCCACCGCTTTTTTCAAGCATTGTGGTGGCAAAGTAATGTCTAAGGCTGTGGAAATGCTTTGCCTCTGAACCAAGGATGCGACGCATCTCATTGGCTGCTTTGGCAGAAAACTTGTTTGGGTCAATACGCCATAATCTATCTAGCGTGTTGTGAGACTTAATCATCTCAGCCACTACAGGGCTGATCGGTATAACAAGGTCGGTATTGCCCTTGCCTATGACGCTGAGCATTGGACCTTCGTCCGTCTCAATAAGGTCTGAGCCTTTAATCTTGGCTGCTTCCATACAGCGCAAGCCAGCCATACCACCTAGGATAAACCAGTCTCTAAAGGGTTGATCTGCGTCGGCTAATAGCTTTGCATACTCAGCCTTAGTTACGGGCTTAGGCACCCCTCTGCCGGCTTTTACGTCGGGCAAATCAAGGGCTGGGTTATTGTCATTGACAAGCCCTAGCTTGTTCAGGTGCTTGTAGATAGACCGTAAGCGAGAGACATAGTTAGCTTTGGTTGACTGCTTGGTAGCAGCCAGCACAACCTTCTCTAGATCTTCTCGCTTAGCCAAGGCAGGGTGTACGCCTATACGGCGTATGATCTGCCAGTCAGTCCTAATAACATACGGGCTAAAGCCCGATGAATCGTAGCGATTCTTGAGCTGGCGGTATATCTCGTCCATTGGTGTAAGTTCCATAGGACAAGCATACCACTAACTCTCAGTCAAGTTAGCCCTGTGGAGCCTCTAGGCTGGCTAGGTAGGCTTGGTAGTCGCTGTTGGCAGGGTTTAACGGGATGGTTGCTCCATCTGACCTTAGAACAACATTTTCTCCTGACAAAGTTTGATAAATTTCATAAGAATAGTCCATAATTATAACTCCGCATTCGCTGTGTAATGTATATAAAGATAAGTTTTAACATTAACTGTTCCACCATTTATATAAACTGTAAAACGACCATCTTCAATTTGTTGTGTTGCAGCATTGACATCAGTTGCACTGGCTTCATTAAACCATTTTGCTGTTGTTCCGCTATTAGGAGAATACACAATTATAGTCGGGGCAGTTCGCATAATTTGTGGAAATGAAATAGTTAATCTTCCATCACCAGGGTTTGCATAAGTGACAGGTGCAAAATATCCATTTACATTGCTGAGCGATGTTGTTCCTGGAGTTGCACTTTGCGGGTAAGATTTTGAATAGTACCTCTGGCACAAGGCTAACTCTCCTTGGACTGTTCCTGAAGCGGTGGTGAATGGGGTGGCTACTGAGCCTGCTTCTAGTTGAATGCCCCATACATCTACTGTAAAAGTAGTGTTGAGTGGCATATATAAAAATAAACCTAGGTTAGAGCCTGTACCAATGGTTTTTCCTGAAATGCTTGGAAACAAAACTGTTGCGGTAAATCTTTGCCAAGAAGTAGTCAAAGCAAAATTGCTTCCAGCAGTTGTATAAACTGCACCCGAACCACCTGAGCCAAAATCTTGTCCAACAGCAACGCTTGGCATAGTTATATTTGCCGCTGCCTTTGCCCAAAATGAAATGGTTACAGTTTGATTTGCAAAGATTCTTACATCTTCAATTTTTTGCAAAAGAACATTATATGTTCCACCTGAGCCTGCAACGCTTTGATTGAAACGATAAAAATATGTGCTTTCATAACCATTTACGGGTGCGGTACCAGGAGTAAAAGTCTGTTGGCTAAATGCTCTTGTTGCACCTGTACCATCCCAGTTGGTATACCATCTATCTGCGGTGTATGAATTGTTTGCAGAGAATGAAGTACCTCTTTGCCACACACCAAAATCACCATTGATAATTTTGTTCTTGCCTGCAAGGAACGGGCTGGCCGCACCTGCTGAGTTTTGTTCTACTGTTGAGGTTAATTGTGCGCGACTCATTAGTTACCTGCCTGTGGTGTAGAAGAGTTGGATACGAGTGTTGCTAGGTATGCTTGGTAATCGCTGTTAGCAGGGTCGGTAGGGATGAACCAAACCTGACCATTTTCGTCTGTGCGCTTTATGCAGACATTACCAAAATCAGATGTAATTACTTCATAATTTGATTGATTCATTACAACTCCGCACTAAAATCATAATTGGCTGTACCTGCTGATGGGGCAAGAATTACACCTGGTCTGCCCGCAATTAAACCTGAACTTGTAAAACTTACACTAACGCCATCAACAGTCGCTCCATAAGTAGCAACTGATGCAGTTGGCGCTGTTGAACCATCATAAGCCCGTGGCGAGCCAGTTAAAGAAAATGATGGTGCTGTTCGCATTGTTACTGGCATAGTAATTGGTACACCAGCCAACGAAGTGCTGGTGTTATTTACGCCAGTTCCTATTGGTGCATCTGTTCCAGCCGTTGCACTTTTTCTTACAAAGTACCTCTGACAAGCGGCTAACTCCCCCTGAACTGTTCCAGCGTAAGTGCGGAAGGGTAGGGCTACTGAACCAATGTCAACCTGCATACCAGTTACTTCAAAGTAATCATTCGTACCAGCCGTACCAGTTGGCGTAAATCCGAAGGTTGGTGCTAATTGCGTTATTGATGTGGCAAGAGTTGCGCTATAAGAAAAGCGTTGCCAAGTAGTTGTAAGCGTTGCAGTTTGACTTATTGGCTGTGCTTGACCAGTAAATCCTGATAAAACATTTTGGTCAGTTCCCGTGCCTGTTTGTAAATACACAGCCAGTGCGTTAGATGTTGCTGAATAATTAGCACCAGCCCGAGCATAAAATGACATTGTAACAGTTTTGCCAGCAAAGGGAATTGAATTAATTGTTTCAAAAGATGTTGCAACCGCCATTGTTGAAGTGCCAGTTTGTCCTGAGTTTCGTTGCACTCTTGCACAATATTGAATAAACGGCAAATTTGTTGTGTCATTTGTTGTCTGTCTTGAAAATGTAAAAGCCTGATTTGCATTAGTGTTTATACTCCAACGGTCTGCTGCATAAGTGGCTGTGTTTGATGCTGCAATAGCAACAGAAGTACCGCGTTGCCATATTTGAAAGGCTGAATTAAGAACTGGATTAGCCGATGCTGGCCCTGCCCAAGCAACACCTGTTGCGCTGGAAGAGTTTGCCACGAGTGTTGTACCGTCAGCTCCGACTGCAAGGTTGGTGACTGAAGCTGCGCCGTTGGCTACGATCAAGTCCCCTTTGGCTCCAACAGTAGAATTGGGGATAGCGTTAGCCACGTTAAATGAGTTGGCGGACATTACGGTAGCAATGTCACCAGCAACTAGAGCGGTTAGCCCTGTGATGGATGTACCGGTTGAGGCTGTGTAATCCACAGCACGCTCAAGCAATACGCCGTTGATATAAACTTCTTCAGCTCCTACTGTGTAGGAGAGGCTTAGTCCAAAGCCATCTGTGCCTGAAAGGGTTGTCTCGCCACCAGTGGCTGTGTAACGCCACTGCTTAACGGTAACAGCCGTTCCAGTACTAGGGTGACGGATTACTGACATATTATGCTATCTCGCTTCCGAAAGCATTAAATGAGACGGATGTACTTGATGCTGCTATTGAAATAACGTCTGTTGTTGCCAAAGTTACACCCAGTGTAAGAGTATCTGTGGTATTGCTACCTAGTACTATATCATAGGCAATATATTGCTTAGGTGTGTCGGCTGCTCCAGCCACACGGATTGCCACACGATATGTAACAGTTGAGGTTGACTGATTGGTTACAGAGATAGTAGATACTACAGTGCTTGTTGCTGAAGGTACGGTATACAAAGTTGTAAAACTTGATGCCGCTCCTGCTGCTGTAGTTGCTGCTGGGACTGCTTGACCCAACACTTTATAGGTTGTTGCCATTTATTTCTCCTTAGTTGTTGGTTAAGCACCCATTAGCATAATGGTTGTTGCCATTGCAACATCGCCTGTTGCTAGATTTAAGATACTGTTTTGAGAAGCATCAATTGTTTTGTTGGTAAGAGTCTGAGTATCGGTTGTGCCGACTACTGATCCTGTGACACCATGTACTCCAGCTGTTCCGTCGTAGTGATTTTGAGCATCGGTAAAGTCTTGAGCCACTGCAACGTGCTTAACTACAGCCCCGGTCTTGTGAGCTACGTGTGCAGTTCCGTTAAACCCACGAGTAACTGTTAGTGTAAGCCCGGTAATAGCGGTTACAAGGACAAGCTCTTCAAGTGCATTTCCCCAGTCCAAAGCAATAACATATGGAAAATTTGATGGGTAGCCAGAGTTTGTTCCAACGGCAATAGTTGTTTGGATGCTAGTAATATCTGCCGTAAGGGTTGTATCCTGAGCAATAGCACTGAAATATCTGTTAACCGCCATTTGCCTGCCTTAGAGAGTGTAGTGGGTACGAGGTGGGAATTGCTCTTGTAGACGACGTACTTCAATAAGTAGACGTTGCTGGTACATCTGTTGAATCATTCTGCCGATATTGGCTGCTGAGCCAATTGGATCGTTAGTCTGTTGCGCATCGGCTTCAGCCGTTGCTGCTGGTACACGACCAAGGTCTAGGTACATTGCTGTACGATAGGCAGCACCAAGAACAATAACTTCACGAGCTGAATCAGATAGACCAGTAGTGCCGGCAAAATCATCTGTGTCATACACCATTGGTGTTGGCTTCTTTGTGTAAGTAACCATCAAAGTACGACCAGGAATAATTCCTTCACGGATAGATAGTGTCTTACCTGTTCCCCATGTAGTTGGGTTAGCCATACGATCTACGCGATAGTGGCGAACTGGTAGCCATTCTTTAGAAGGACCAATTGTCTGCCATGAGCAGCCAAGAATATCTACTGCCTCTTGTGGCAAAGCATAGGTAGTTACCGCTGCTTGAAATTTAAAGGTTGTGTAAAAAGTACCAAACAAATCTGGGTATACACCATCTACCGCCAAGTTAACGTTACGACGAATAACGCTACGAGGGAATGCTGGTGTAATAGTTACGCGGGTACCAATAGCATGGGTAGCTGCTGTGGTATCACGAAAACCTCTGCCATAAGCAGGAATGGTTGCAGTATTGGTTGTTCGGTCAAATGAGTCAACCCAAATCAATTCATCATCAATTTCAACCAAACCACGGGTTAGTACTGTTCCATCGGCAACTGTAAAGCTAAGGTCAGTTGATCCAATTGCGCTAGTAAGGTATGTAGCCTGATCTTGACGGTTGGTATAACCAGTCAGAGCAAGGGCTGTCTCATTGATAATATCTATAAAAGCCGTCATGATGCAATCCTTGCCGCTGCTTCAGCCTCACCGATACCATAGGTACCAGCAAGGGCGTTTAATACACCAGGTGTATCTAGATAATAATTTTTTCCACCATTACGATTTGCGTAAATAAGATTAAGCGCATCAATACCACGAGTAGCCTTATGACCAGGAATGGCAATGTCAGCCCATTTTACGCAAGCACCATTAAAATCATATTGTGGTACGCCACCAACAATGGTGCCAGCCAAACGATTTAAATGATAAACCGTAGATAACCCGCCGTAGTTTGCCATTTACTTACCCTTCTTATGACCTTTGTTTTTGTGGTATTTCACAACTGCTGCTACACCTTGTTGAATGGTTTTAGCGCCAGCCTTTTTAGTTAAATCAATATTAGGGCCTTTATTGTCTGGGTGAACCACATGCACATCACCCTTTTGGATAACAATTTTGTGATTAACACCCGCAGCCTTAATTGTTGCCATTATTTAGATCCGCTGTTCCCAACATTATTGGTTCCGCCAACGCCCTCATATTGTCCATAAGGAGTCTTTGTTGGCTTGCCTGTAAGTTTGTCATTCAACTTACCAATTGCTGTTGTGTTGCATCCGCATTCTACGCACATATTACTTACCACCCTTTTTTACTGGAAGAACCTTCTTGAGGTTTGGATTTGCTTTCTTTGCTGCTGAACTTGCCTTACGAGTTGCAGATGCAAGAATTGCACCAGCACGCTCCATTGGAATACCTTGCTTCTTTGCAATATTTGATTGAGCTGCTTTAAAGCCCATACCCTTTTTAACTGTTGCCATTTACTTACCCTTCTTGATTTTTGCTACAAGGGCTTTATCCATTTTGGCATCAGCCTTAGCAGATGGTTTCTTTTTATCCATTGCTGTGTCAGCCTTTTTAAAGGCTGCCTTTTGCTTAGTGTTTAATCCTTTTGTAACTTTGGCGTCTTGCTTCTTATCAGCCTTTTCGCTATAAGCCATTTATACTACCCCTGTTTCTTTCATTACCTTTGCAGACTGCTTGGTAATCTTGGATGCTGCTGGCATAGATTCTGCGTTAAATGCAACGCCTAGTTTGTCACTAGCCTCTTTTGCTTCAGCAACTGCTTTCATTGTTGTACCCGCTGGTTGGATACCTTGTGAACGAGCATCTGCATAAGCATCTAACTCTGCCGTCCACTTCTTATCAGACATAGAATTTGACCTGCCAGCATCACCAGTGTTAAGTTCTAATGTCCTAATCTTGCAAGCAAAACACCCATCAATATAATCATCGTGCTGATTATGATCCGATGGTATTTCTGCATAAATTGGTATTGTGGTATACGTTTCATGGCATTCGGCACAGCCGTATTTAACAGGTATAGTGTTGTACTTTTCATCAAAGCCCCACTCAATTACCTTGCTCGTATGTTGATGGTCCATTCTTCACCTGTCTAAAAAATTGTAGGTTGCGTTGAATACGCTCTGTTTCTTCGCCATTACCCTTAACAGCATTCTCGGCAAAAACAATTGCTTCGTCAATATGCTTAAGGTTGTAAGCGGCGATTGAGGCAAGATCAAAAGCCTTCCAATCCCATACCGCTGATTCGTAGCAGTAGTGGACTGATCTAGGCCGTTCCAAAACATTGACACAAGCATCTAAACATCTTGGCCAGTTTTGTTGGCGATAGGCATTGATAGCCACGCCATACCATGATTCACCTTCACGGGGAAGAAGTTGTACACCTTTGTCATACCATTGAGTAGCTTCATCTTCACGACCCAATTGATGAGCAGCCTCACCTGCCCATCGGCAGACAGCGGCTTGTTCTACATCCCAGCCATTGAGCGGAATTTGTTTCTCAGCAGATGAGATAACATCTTCCCATTTATGGTGGAAATAATATTCGCGGGTCATATAAGTCCACATACGAGCATCGTGTGGATTTTCTTTTACCGCTAGTTCAAGTAAAGTTAGATATTGTCCTCTGGACTTGCTGTCGTCGGGAAGGTGTTTAATAACGGCGTTGCGTATGTCGCAATCTCGTGTGTCACCTTGTCCGTACCACAGTTGCACTTCGTGGCAAGGGTATTTCCATGCCCATCCAAATCGTGAATGAAGTCTGTCTCGTTCCCATTTTTGACCAGTATCCATGCTGACCCAGCCAAGATGTGAACCTGGTACCCACTTTTGTTTGACTTTCTTAAAGAAGGTTGGTTCTGGAACTTCGTCCATATCCAAGATAAGGCAGACATCAACATCCTTTGGGACAAGTGATAAGGCTGTGTTGCGAGCCACATCAAAGCGAAATGGATCTAAATGTATTTGATGAACGGTTATACCTAATTCACGCATTTTTTCTTGGCTACCATCGGTAGATCCAGTATCAACTACGATGCGATAATCCGCATCTTTTGTAGCTTCTGCGTAACGCTCAATATGTTTAATCTCATTTTTACAAATGGAATAAACGGCTATCTTGGGCATACCCTATTCTATCACATACCGCCAAACATTAAACCAATAGTTATTACAGCATCCCAAGGATGCACATGGTCTGAAGCAGAAGCTGTTGTAGATACGCCAGCAGCACCAACTCTGTTAAGAGTCAATGGTGTTGATGAAGATACAATTGCTGAGCCAGTAGCACCTGTAGCACCAGTGGAACCTGTAGCGCCAGTGTTACCAACAGCACCATTTGTACCATTAGAACCTGTTGGACCTGTAGGTCCAGTATTACCAGTAGAGCCATTGGTTCCATTAGAACCAGTTGCACCAGTATTTCCAGTTAACCCCGTTGACCCTGTTGGGCCTGTTGCTCCCGTGCTTCCATTAGTACCATTTGACCCTGTAGGTCCAGTAACCCCCGTCGCTCCAGTCTGACCAGTGCTTCCAGTATTACCTGTCGGCCCTGTTGGTCCTGTGCTACCAGTCGCTCCCGTAGATCCTGTGTTGCCTGCTGCACCCGTTGCTCCCGTCGGTCCAGCAACGGTGCTGTTGGCACCAGTTGCGCCTGTTGGTCCAGTATTTCCCTGCGCACCTGTGTTACCCGTTAAACCTGTAGGACCAGTAGGTCCAGTATTGCCTTGAGAGCCTGTCGCTCCAATAGCCCCTGTAGGGCCTGTGTTGCCCTGTGAGCCTGTGTTACCAGTCGCCCCAGTATTACCTGTAGCCCCAGTGTTTCCTACTGCTCCCGTTGGTCCTGTAACGCCTGTAGCGCCAGTATTGCCAACGGCACCAGTGGCACCAGTATTACCAGTAGAGCCAGTGTTACCTGTCGCACCTGTATTACCTACCGCTCCTGTATTTCCTTGAGAGCCTGTCTGCCCTTGCGCACCAGTATTGCCAGTGCTGCCAGTACTGCCAGTGTTACCAGTGCTACCCGTATTACCTTGCGCACCTGTTACTCCGGTGCTTCCTGTAGGTCCAGTAGACCCTGTGACGCCAGTAGAACCTGTAGATCCAGTAGAACCTGTGGATCCTGTGTAACCTGAAGCTCCCGTGCTGCCTGTATTTCCGACGGCTCCAGTTGAGCCAGTCTGTCCTTGGCTGCCTGTACTACCTGTTGATCCTGTTGCACCTGTGCCACCTATAATTCCTTGATAACCCATTGGACCTTGTGGGCCAATTGGACCTAATTCTAATGTAACTAATTGTGTTGTAGCAATGTCATAAACGTATGTTGTGACTGGAATTTCTACAACAGAAATACTATCTGGCGTAACTGACATTAGTGAACCACCGCCGCTACAACTGTAAAGTTGCCGACTAGGATGGCATATGTGACGTTAGCTGTATTGTCTGTAATATTGAGTTGATACTGGTATGTGCCTGCTGGCAACGCTGCTGTATCAGAAGCATCTAAATGAAGGTTAATTCGTCCATAGGCAGAATCAATTGTAATCTTGCCATTGGATGTTGAAAGTTCAACAATGATTGCTGTATCAGTTGCATAGCGTACTTGCATATCAGCTGTGTAGTTACTCAAAGTAACTGCTACTCCACCGATTTTCCATACTGGCTTAAGGTCAAAAGTTGTGCCTTGAATGACAGAGATATTGTATCTACCTGGATTCATGCTGCTCCCTTAAACCGTTGTGATGTATGCGCCATAACCGCCGTTGATTAAGATAGTTCTTTCAACTGGGGTAATAAAATATTCATGTCCGCCTAGGTAGCAGTAATCTGCTGCCTGTGTCTCATCTACTCCTGGCGTACGTTCTGAGTAAATGGTTGTGCCGTAAACTAAAATTGTATTTGCGCGAGCAATGCGATAACGCCAAAACAAACGACCAAAACCTGCTGGTCCTTCATCAATCGTTGGTGGTTTGAATATGTATGCCATTGCTACCTTTCATGGTGTTGCCGCCTAGCCCCCACGTGCGAGGGCTAGGACAACAACTAACTCAAATTATGAGTTGTGGATTGAAGATGTTGATTCAATACGAACCAATGCAGCGTCACGGTAACGGCTCCAGCCGAGTACACCGTACCAACCGATTGGACGGAAACGCATCAACTTATCAACAATTGGTCCGAAGATAACGTGTGGCTCTTCGGCAACTGCTTCTGCAAGTGCTTGCTTACCAGCAACGAGTGTACGGAATACACGTACGCCACCTGTAGCATTTACATATGAAGATGTACCAAAAGTACCTGAAGATGATCCAGCACCTGTTCCATCTGTAGCAGAGAACAAACGTGGAGACTCTACGAACATTGATCCTTCGTAGGTTCCGATTGTTCCTGGCCAGAATTCTGAAGCACCAGTCTCAGAGAACTTATGGTCATCACGCCATCCGCCAGAACCAGTTTCTGAGCGAAGGTCAAATGAAACTTCTGGGTGGATACCAGTCCAGTAGTATTCTCCTTGACGAGGAACAGCCTTGTTAGCGCGTAGCTTTGCTACTGCTGTACGGATGTCGCGTGACTTGATTACGTCAGTTCCAAGAATTGACTTGTTTGTTGTTCCGTTTGTGTATGTACCTGCATAGGTAGAAACAAGAGAACCGTTGACTTCTGCAATTGCATTTGGTCCACCAACGAGAGTGTTGAGAACTGTTATGTCAAGTGAGTCAGCCATGTTGAAGGCGATGATGTCAGCGATTGCTGGATCAACGTCTGAGAGTGAGAATAACTCCAACTTACGTGTAGCAAGTGAAGCGTTACCATATTCATTCAGTGAAACGGTGACAGGTGTAGTATTGCCGAGGGCAACTGCATCTGGATCAACGCTTTCTGAAAGTGGTGAGGTAACTGCTGATAGGTCTGTGTAAATCTGGAAGACTACAGAAGACCCAGGCATTGCCTGTTGTACTGGACGCTTGTCCGCTACGTCGCGGATAAGAGGTACAGCACGGAGAGCGAATTCAACATAACGATCATAGGCTGTTTGTACTAGAGAAGTACCAAGGGAGCCAGATGTAGTATCTGTATATGCGTTGCTCATGTGTCACCTTCTTTCTTAAGGTTTGTGCGATGGATAGGAAATGTTTCTATCGGCGTCGTTGAGTAGGCTGTCCCATAAGCTCGTTTAACTCATCTATTGATTTTGCGCCTGAGATTTTTGACATTAGGTCAACATCACGAGACGGAGTTGTAGCGTTTTGAGTAGCCGCGTTAATCCTCTGATATGAGGCGCGGTTTGCTTGCTCTTCTTCACTGATAGGAGCAGATTCCGCATCAGCCTTTTGAAAACCGAATACATCGGAATTTTCATTAAGCCATGCGTCAATTTGCTCTGGCGTTGAAATATCGCCAGGTATAAACTTGGCGACTTTGTCAGGTACGCCTTTCGTTGCCAATACGTCTTTGACTGAGCGTGAGCGAAGATCAGATTGAATCTGTGCCAATTGCTCGGCAAGTTCTTTCTTTTCCTTCTCAGCGCGCTTCAATGCCTTGCGAAGATTCGCAGGACCATTAGCATCTTGTACTTCTTCGGTGACATCAAAGTCATCGTCTTCATCATATTGGTTTGCCATGTGGCACTCCCTTTCGTGTTGATTGAGACGCAGGCCGCAAGCACTTCCAGGGGAAGAAGTGTTGGCTCCCACTACCAGTCTAAATACGCGTCATCTATGCTGGTGAGTAGTGACGGATTTTATTTGTTAAAGCGTGCCTTGAGCGTTAGCTATTCCTAGGCTCTGTGCTTGAGTTGAGGCACCGGCAGATCCACTGAAGGTGGATACTTCTTGTGTCTGTAAACGCTTCAATGCTGCTGCGGCTTCAGCGGCACCTTGTGTGCCAAAGGTAGATGCTTCAAGTGCTTGACCGACTTGTTCTGGAGCCACGTAAGGGTTGTAACGAGCAGCCAATGTTTGTGTGGCTGGCAACTGCTGAGCAATTGTTCCAAAGCCTTGTGCGGCTTGTGCTTGTGTTACACCTTGTGCTGCCAATCCCATAGCACTCAATGGACCAGTTCCGCCATATTGAATGTTAGTTCCTTGACGTGCTGCTTCAGCACCGATTTGAGCGGCAGTAACTTGCTGTTGAATAACATTTGCAGCAATGTCTGGGCTAAGTAGGTGAAGGGCAAGTGCGCCTTGAGTTAATCCATATTGACTTTGCAATTGAGCAATGACTTGTGGATCTTCAGATTGTAGGGCAGACATAGCAGCATTTACACGCATTTGTGTTTCTGCTGGAGATACATCCTTGCCAATCAATTGACCAAGCAAAGCATTGTCTGTTGCTGCGGCTGGTAGTCCAGCTTGTTGCATAACAGCCTTGTATGAATTTTCTGTAGCAATATATGATGCTGGATCCAACGGTGTTAATCCAGCCTTCTCACGAAGTGTGTTACCAGAAAAACGTGTTTGCCAAGCATTAGCCAAAGCCACTACATTTGGGTCTGTTGATTTAGAAGCATTTGGATCTTGAGCCAATGCTGTAATAGTTTGAGCATCATAGTTGCTTTGAGTAAGACCAAGAATAGCATTACTGATTGCACCCGTTGGGTCAATACCATAGCCAGCAAGAGTTGATTGCATTAGTTGTAATGCGTTTTTATTTGCAATTTCTTGTTGTGCAGAAGCAGATGAAGGTCCTGTTGGCCCAGTTGCGGTTATAGGTGTACCAACAATACTTGTTCGCGTATATGTACCACCATTGCCATCTGCATATGTGGTAGTAACAGTATATGTTCCATTACCATTTGGTGTAGAAGTTTGACCAATAACTGTTCCAGCTGTTGGATTTGCTGGAGAAGAAGTAACTGTTCCACCATATTGTGTAACAATTTTATTAAATGCTTCTCCACCGCCAGAATTTGACGCTGCTACCGCAGCAGATGCTGCCTTGGCTTCTGGTACGCCAAGATCAATCATACGCTGTACTTGAACATCACTTGCCATTATTGACCCACCACCAATCCAAAGTTACGAAGCATATTTGTGGCAGTATCCATTAGGCTGTTACGAGCATTGGTTGTATTTAGCCATTCAGGACGTTGCTTGACTTGTGTCATAAATTGATCCAAAGACATAGCTTGTGGGTTAGAAGGATCTGTGCCTCTCAAAGCACCGGCAACCATTGCGCCATAGCCGGTAGGTGCGCTAAGGTCAATGCTGCTTGAATCTACATTCTCTAGCAAACCGCTAAGAACATTTTTGTAAGGAGCAGCCAAAGAATCTACAGTAACGCCATCCATGATTTGCTTGGCAAATGGCTTGTAAATATTTGCTGCTTGGTTCATCAAATCTGTCTTCCAAGTATCAAGATTTGTAGTACCCATTTCAATGCTGTTGGCTGCGTTAGTAGCATAATCTGCACCAGCAGCACCCGCTGGAAGAACAAGGCTATTTAGGCCGTAATCTTTAGCCCATGAGCGAATCTGATTGACATTTGCCGCTCTATCTCCACCAAGTTTTTGATTTGGGTTATTCTTAGATAGTTGAACAATGTGCTGTTTAATCTGATTTGCAATGTCTGCTGAGTTAAGATTTTGCCCATAATAGTTATGCAATGTCCAGTCAACAAGATTATTTGGATCATAAGTGTGAGTTGAGTTGGCATTGATGTGTGAAGCAGACGGGTTGTTAGGATCATAATTAGCACCCATGAGTGATGGATCTACATTGTAGCCCATCTGACCTTGAAGGGTTGATAGGTAATCTGATACACGATTATATGAATCGGCATAAGATACTGGACTTTGAAGACGATCTTTTTCTGCCAGCTGCCATTGTGAACTATGCGTTTGAGCAAACTTGGTAGCAATAAATGCTTGCTGAAATTGAGGAATTGAGTAGTGCTGATTCATCGCAGTGATGAATAGTTTTTGCAATTCTCCAGTTGGATCAGATTGAATGTAAGAAGCAGGTACGCCGTACTCGCTAGTAAACTTTTGCCATGCTGGATCTGCTGGGTTAAATGCGCCAGTAGGACCTGTTACAGCAGGAAGAACTGTTGCTGGGCCAGTTGGAGCTGGCACACCTGGTGCAGACTTTTGAATTGGTTTAGCAGGTGCCTTTTTAACAGCAGTTGGCTTTGGTGTGTTAGCCATTAAAAGCCACCCCCGAATTGTTGCATTGCTTGGTTCATAGCACCCATGTATCCGGTTGCTGCTTGGTAAGCCTTAGAATCTGCGCCTTGACGAACAATGTTTGTAATAAAGTCTTGTTCAGCCAATGGATTCTTTTGGGCTGTAATATCTCGTACTGCTACATAAGGCAATCCAGTTGCTGGATCGTATGTAGCCTGACGGGTAAAGATAGGGTGAGTTTTGGCATACTCTGTAAATTGCTGATGGTATTGAGCAATCTCATTGGCAGTAGCGTCACGACCCATAAGGCTTTGATAAACTTGATTTGTAATATAAGCAGTTGTTGTAATATCGGGTTGTTGAATTTCCGATGTCATTGTTGGTACGCGTGTGCTTGTGGCAGTGCCTGTACCAGCTGCTGAAATTGCAGGTGTGTAAGCGCCTAGGCTAGTAGATGTTGGACCAGCAATTGTTGTGGTACCAGCAGCACTGTTTTGCATCGCATATGATGATGCAGGCACAGTGGTTGTAGTAACCTTTGGTTTTGGCGCCATTATTATCCTAACCTTGAAAATACACTGTTAATAACAGTATTTAGTTGTGGGACTTGTTGAGCAATACCCTTAATGTAAATCTGCCAGTTATCTTTTTCAGCAGTAACTGCGCCGGTACCACCACTTAAACGGGCTTGTGAAAGCGCATTATTGTGTTGGTTCCAATCGCTGTACAACTGAGCAACTAACCCTGCTTGCTCTCCATATTGCTTTGTAATCTGGTCTAAATTCTTGCTAGCAAATAATTGTTGCATATCATTAGCCGCTACTTGAGCAAGGTGGGTGCGGGTAGTAGAAGAATAGTCATCCCACCACAATGGATTCATTTTACCATATGCAGTGATATAAGCATTCCAATTAGCACGCTCTGCTGTGGTTGATTGTCCACTAGCCTTTAATTGATTCATAGCATTATCATGTGTTGTACGCTGTTGGGCAATGTCATTATTGCCAGCTGCGACATAGTATGAAGTTAAGAATTGTTGAGGCGTATCTTGTGAACGAAGGTGCATCTTGATAATTTCATCATGGATGGCTTGAGCATCGCCTGTGCCGCTAGTTACTTGTGGAACTAGGAATGCTGCTCCTACGGCATTTGAACCGCTAAGCAGATTTTTATTGCTTTGGATCCAGTTAATAGCGGAATCTGTATAAGGCATTGTTGCGCCTTTAACTGCTGCTTGAGTCTTAGAGATGGTGTAAGAAATTGCGTTATTACCATGCTCTTTAAGGAATACATCAAGTGCTTCTGGGTAAGTCATTGGCTTACCAGTAACAGGTGACTTGCTATCTAAAATCTTGTAAAACTCGTTGCGTAGACCCAAGTCTTCTTGAGTAACTGCGGCAGACAATGGGCTTACAGCACCAACAAGTGCCTTCATAATCATAATAGAACGAGCATTGTTTTTTATACGATCTAGGAAAGCCTGTTGTGCTAATGGGTCATTAGATGCTGGTACTTGATTGTGGTACATAGCAGACGCCATTGAAGCCATCATTGCGTTATAGAAACTTGTTTCTGTCTCGCTAGCATTAGCAGCATGGTAAACAGTACGAGCAATGCTGTTAGGCATAAGTTGATCAAATAGGCTTGTAGAGAATCCACCGCCACCAGTCAACTTCTTTACTTCACGCTCTAGGTTTGGATCAAGTGAACCAAGGTCATTGGCTGCAATTGATACAAATGGTGAGACGCCAGGAATGTTAAGTTCAGGCAAAACAGTCTTAAGTGACTGTAGGTTACCTGTGATATTGACAGGCAATCCGCCAACTACCGGCATACCGATAGCCTTAGCCGCATTCATTGCCATAGCACCAAGTTCACCGATGTAAGGAACGGTAACAATACGGTTGCCATTGGCATCAGTTTGTACAAAGGCTGGGTTATTCATACCTTGTTGTACTAACTGATAACGACGGAAAGCATCAGGATTTGAAAGGATTAAAGATCCAGCACGGCGCATAGCTTGCTCTTGCGCAAAGTAGAATGGCAAGTAGTTGTTAGCCAACACAGAGAATTGTGTACGAAGTGCAGTATTGTGGATCTGAGGCACCATTGCAAAAGAAGCACGGGTCATAGCCAAACGTGTTGCTTCTTCTTCGCTAATTACGCCATTATCCAAAGCCCATTGAAGGCTTTTCATCTCTTGCTTGACGTGGTTAAAAAACAAAGGTTGACGAGACATGTTATTGATGATTGGATCAATAATGTACTCAAAGCCATGTTGTGTAATGCGTTGTGCTAGGTTTGGTCCAGGCATAATGTCATAACGCTGACCAGCAACTGCCTTTGGAAGTAACTCAGGCTCAAGAGCCTTGATTTGCTCCAAGGTAGGCTTTTGACCATTGGCAATCATTTCCATAAACTTTTGGTTGACGGCATTACTAGCCAAACCAGTCTTAGCATCTTCTACAGTACGACCTGTAAATAGGTTCTTCATGATGTCTACACGACGAGCAGAGAAAGCCGTTGGATCTTCGTTGATATATCCAGCCATAACATTACGCTCAGAAGCGTATGGATCAACTTTGGTAGGTGCGCCAAAGACTGATGGATTATCAGGATTAAAGTCTAATTTACGAATACGGGCTTCATCCTTAAGACGAGCCACTTCCCATGCTTCATCGTATGTAGAACCTTTTTTAAGTTCAGCAAGAGCATCTTGAACAATTTGATTACGAGATGTTGTAGTTGCTGACTTTGAAAGTTCAGTAAAATAATGAAGGGCAAAAGAAGGATCTGTATTGCTGAAGTAAGAATAATCGCCACTTGGCATAGCAATACGACGCTTACCATCTTGACCAAGAATGTTAACCATCTGGCGCATCCACTCTTGCTGTTCAGCAGGAATGCCATAACCAGTAAATGTTGCTCCAGTAGCCATATGGCCTTTGGTTGCAATAGTAATACGAGCTGCTAGATCAAGGTCTTTTTCATCCGCTAACTTGTTTAATCCGCCAGCAATAGCTTTACGAATAGGCTTGCCTTGTGCAGCATCGGCAGCGTTTTGTAGATATGCAACAGGATCAGCGCCTTCTGATAATGCGTGAATAGCATTTTCAACAATGTGTTGATCTTCACCAGCAGCAAGTTTGTAATTCATCTTGGCTGCGGCACCGGCAACTTTAGCCCTAGCAATGTCCATTGAGCCAAAGCGGAAAATTGCTGGAATTAACTCAGATGCGGCAATACGCAGACCAAATCCACCAGTAAGTAAAGCGAGAGGCTTAAAAGCCTTGTCAATATAACGACGACCAAAGTCATCTATCTTACCGTATAACTTGCCGTATGTACCCATCTCGCGCATAGCGCCTTTGACAGCACGAAAGTCTGGCATAGTAAAGTAACCGCGTTGATCTTCAAAAGCACCTTGTGGTGATGATTTGCCATCAAATTCGGCAACAGATGCACGATTATCTGAGAGAAGACCTACGCCATAATTTTGTTTGTCAATTGGACCATGTACTAGCGCAGCGGACTTATCCATAATGCGTTGAGCAAGTGCTGGGTCATCTGGCAATCCAGCAGCCTTGTACATTTCATTGACTAGGCTTGAATAGATATCCTTCTTGTCAGCAATGTTTCCATTGATAAATTCTGTAGCCTTTTGCTTTGCCAATTGATCTGACAAAGAAAAACGACCAATACGATAAACTGAGATAGCAGATGCTGGATCGTTTGGATCAAATTTTGTATTTGAAAGTTCAAGTGATTTACTGTCAATGTTGTATGGAAGGTAGCCACTAAATGTGCGTACCTTACCAGCAATAGCAGACTTCCAAGCATCCCCGTTAAATGGGCGTAGTGCTACAGGTAGAATTGTTTGACCAGTTCCACTGTTAACTACAGCACCAGTTGCAGGATCAACTGTTAGTTGCTCACCTTTACGAGGCAAGAAGAAATTTGCTTGGTTGCCACGAAGATACAATTCATCATTGCTATCCCATTGACGCAGTTTGTCTGCTACATTAGATAGAGCAGCACGAACAACTGTACGGCTTGGAACCATTGTGGCTCCATTGACTGAGAAATTCTTCATCATTTCAGCGTCAGTTGTTGCTTGTAGAAAAACCTTGTGAATTTCATCCACTGTTACGGCAGAACCTGTAACTGCTGATGGCTTGAGATATTGAACTATTCCTTGTAAGCCAGGAAACTTTTGAGCAATATCTGCTTGAGCAAATCCAGCTTTGGCTGAGTCATTGAGAGTATCTGCAATACCCTTCAATGCGCGAACATATGTTCCGCCAGCATTACCAGCAAGGATGTTGGTAACTGTTGGATTTTTGCCAGCTTGATAAAGGCTATCTAGTTGATCTGGTGAAAATACACGTAAGCTGTTTTGACCTAGAAAATCTGTAATGCCATTCATTAGTCCACGCATTGGACCTTTAATGGTTGTAACTAATTTACCCTCTTCAGTGGTAAGCATCTTACCTTGAAGAATATCTGTGCGTGCTTTGCCAATGCCCATCAAAGGATCAAGTTTAAAGTCAAATGCGGCATCGCCAAGACCTGAAACTACTTTACCTACACCGGTATTAGTATTTTTTAAATCACCAAGACCAGGTACTTGTGCTGCGGCGTTAGCCAAATCACGACCAAAGGAAACTTGATAGTTAGGATTGGTAGCATCGGAAAGAGAATCACGATATGTTTTGCCAAATAATCCTGCAACGCCACGTTCTGCTTCTGCGGCTAAATCTGCGCCAAGTCCAGGTTGATCTATAAATGCGCCAAGAGTAGCGCCACCTGCCACACCAGCACCAGCCATTAAGCCTTCTAAGGCTCCGTGGCGTACCCATACTGAGTGGATAAACTTGTAATCTTGTTGAATTTGTTGAAGTGGCTTATTAAGCCATGCCAAACCACTGCTAACAACTTTTCCTGCTCCACCAAATAATTGTTGCCATACGCCAGCACTATTGTTTGTTGCGGCATTGTCCTGAATAGCTTGTTGCATGCTAGAGACATTTGTGGCATGAAGAACAGTAGTTGCTGTTCCATCTTGGTTTGGAGATGACGCTACATCGCTTGCTAGTCCAGGCTGTTGTGATAAGCCAGGATGGTTTGCAAGTGTTGTATTTATGTCATTGGCAGGTGTATTGATAACAGGTGCTACACCATTATTGATGTTTGGCGTACCTGGCATTAGTACCCCTGATTAAATCGCGCTGCTAGTGCCTTAAGTGCAGGAGATGCTTGTGGGTTTGACGCCATTGATTGAATGCCTTGTTTTGCAGTCTGATACTGAGCAATGTCAGGAGATTGCAAATTAAGTGCTTCAGGACCAACGCCAGGACCTGCTGCTGCACCGGCAGTAACTGGTTCATTAGGACGTTGAGTATCGGCAAGCAAAGGTACTACTGGTTGTGCTTGTCCAGCTCCTTGAGCAGTAGGTGCAGATTGCTGAGCAGCATTGCGAACCTGTGCTGGTGTTGCTGGCTTTGGTGCTGGTGATGAAGAAAGTGGTGCTTGCTGTTGAAGCAGTGCCAATTCTTGTCCATCCCCGTAGTTAGGCATACCTGAGATATACCGTTGTGCTTGCTTTGATGCAGGTCCACCATCGGTGCGTTGGCTTAAAGCCCCTGGGCCTGATGACATTGCTGGATTTTTCGCCTGTGGCATAGTCATTCTCCCTCTTGTAGTGTCTCAATGGTCCGAGCCGCATACTCGTGAAAGTCTTTTTTGTCTTCCACGAAACTTGCTTGTGTGTCAAAAATATTAGTTAGTGCATTTGCAAAATTGGCAAACGCTATAAAAATATTAGAAATTAGATCAGCAAAAAGGGCAAACATGTCCCACTTGTTAAAACGATTAGGGATATGCTCACCCTTTTGCATGAAGGTTACTTTGCGCCTGAGTTTGTTCCGCGTGTAGCAGAAGGCTGTACGCTGTACTTAATGTCAGACTTGCCTGTTCCTACTGGACCAGACTTCTTTTGGATCTTTGTCTTCTGAGTTGTTGCATCAGATGAACCATGTCCACCTTGCATCTTTGGTGAAGGAACCTTTGTTGTAAGGCTTGCCTTCATTTGTGGGGCTACTTTAGCCATTTGTTTTCTCCTATAGGTTTTGTGTGGAAACCAGTAGTACTAGACTGGTTGCCTTCTAGCAACATTGGCAGATAACTGCGGTGCGCCAGAAGATGAAAGTCCTGCTAATAGATTTTGCAGGGCAGATGGTTGCGCGCCACCTTGTGGTGCGCCTTGCGGCATAGGTACCCCAGCAGGAGCCTGTCCTGGGGCGCCTTGAGGCGCCGCACCAGCGGCTGCGACTTCTGGGGATTCTGGTTGTGGTGCAGGTGCGAAAGCAGCGGCAATAACATCTTCAATGTTATCTCCTGCTTGACGACCCTTAATCGCTGCGGCAATTGCATTGATTGCCTTTGAAGGGTCTTGTCCCTGCGCTGCAAGTGAAGGAATAGCATTTGCGTAAGCACCAACTGCCGCCATAAGTGAATCGCGTAGTGCTTCTACTTCAACTTTTTCTTCTTCTTGGGTTACGTTCATTTCCCAAGGCATTTGACGACGCAAGAAATCGCGTGAGATTAACTTATCTCCACGAGCTTGCAATCCAAATACCAAAGCACGGTTTGGATCTAGTCCAGCCATCATGCCGTAAGATACGTCACACCAGTAATCGCCTTGAATATCTTTCTTAGGTGTGTATGTAATTTCATAAGGCGCACCGGCATTTACACCGCGTACTTCCTTCTCAACATCACCAAAAAGTTTTTCATCCATCATGAAACAGATGCGCATAACATGGCGGAATACTTCAGCAAATACTGCTTGAGCAGTTTTGACTTGAGTATCAAAGCCACCCATGAGTGCTTCTACACCACGGCCTGTAACGATAGAACCTGATTGCTGTCCTAGACGACCTTGTGGGTAACGTGCGCCAACGCGTAGTTCTTGATCTAGTTGTGCTGTCTCTTGGAATATTCCTGGTGGAATCTCAAGGCCAACACGGCGAATCTTTTCAGGATTGGCAGAGCGAATAGTTGCATCTGGACCAATCTCAAGTACATTCACATCAGAAGGCAAAGCAAACGGAGCCTGTACAGACTTCTGTGCTGCTTCCAATTGAAGTGTAGCAAATCTAGCACGGGCTACTTGTAGCCACATAATGTCATCAAATTGTCCGCGTTGATTTTCGTCAGAGTCAATACCAGGACGAGTAGCAATGACAATAGGCAATTCGCCAATGACATTCTTGGCACGATCTAGAATAAGGTTGTTACGCTCAGGTACAAAAAGAACTAACTCATCTTTGTCCTGATAGCGATAGACTTCAAGAATACGCTCTGAGTTGCGATTCTCATAAGGTCCTTTAATGACTGACTCATATTCAGGATAGTCATTGACCAACTCACGGACAGTCTTCTTGTAGCGACGTGTATATGAAAGCAACTTGCCAAAACGATCATACTCTGGGTATGTTCCAATTGGGTTATCAATACGAATCATTGGGCGATTATTTTCATAATCAGGTTCAATGATAAATGCTAGCATTCCGTAGGTGAGGTAACGGTCAGCACCGGTGTACATCAAAGTCTGAAGGTTTGCGGTATCACGATAGCCAGCGGCAATCATGGTGCGCTTATCGGCTTTCTTTCTAGCACGATCTGAGATAGCGTCTGTTGTATCGCAGTTAAATGCTGGAAGAGGAGCAATAACTTCTGCTACATCG